TCCAATACGAACTGGTTAAACTCCGTGGTGCCATATAGGACCTGCCGGACAGACTCCTGGAACAATGCCAGGATTGAGAAGTCTTTAGCCACTGTTGATACCGCTGTGCTGTCAGCTAATGCAGAAACATCTATGAAGTTAAACTGTGCTTCCGGATATGTTCTCATTATGGTGCCCTCGCTGGTGCTTTTGCAGTAAATTTACAGCTCAATCCTTTAAACCTGGCAGTATCGGAATATACCTTTTCTATCTCATCAGATACAGAAGATATGTATCCCCGGAAGAAATATTTTCCATTGGTTGTTGGTACAATGAAGTCATGAAATTCCGTAGGCTCCGTCAGTTTATCCCAGAAAGACATATATAAAGTATCATCATCAACCACACCGATGGATAACTGATAATTGTAATACACACCTATAAGTTCCCTCTTCATGTCGCCGTCTTCCGTACGCTCTGCATATTTATCAAGGAAATCTGCTGTTCTCTTAATAGAAATGAGCGGAATATCATAGTATGTTCCATCAATAGTGATTCCCTGTGTGTATGTAGCCATATTCCGCCTCCTTTCTTATGTTACTGCAAAATCAAGTCCTACCCTGCCGCTCTCGGTATTAAAATATGGTATTTCAAGCCTCGCGAAAGTCTTTCCATCAATCTGTAAATAAACAGGTGCGCTGCTTCCGGCAGGCATACGTGATGCAAGCTTATCTGCCAGATCATCCATCCATCCGGTATTATTTTCAAGCGGCAACACCGCCTCCCGGCCAGCTTCACCGATATTTGCAATAGTAGAACTTGTTACGATACCGCCGGTAGCCAGTCTGGGGATAGATATCTGACCCATCTCTGACAGATTAAAACCAAATGATTTTCCGCCAAGACCACCAGGAACCCAATCAGGAATGCTGAAATGGAGTCTGTTTAATGCCCGTATCATTGCATTGACACCATTTATGACACCATTTACCATCTTTTCAATGCCACCAAGAATGCTGTTTATTACCTTTTTTATAGCATTCCAGATACCTGTAAATATGTTGGTTACCGATGTTTTCAAACTGGTCCAGATGCTATTCCATGTTGTTTTTATCGCATTAAGTACATTACTGATACCTGTCTTTATACCACCCATCACCGCAGTTATTATATTGCTGATGGTGGTCATGATGGTTTTTATCAGAGAGCCGATTGCACTAAAAACCACTTCAAATATACCGGCTATCGTATTAAGGATTGTATTGATTACAGTTTCTATTGTTGTCATTACTGCATTGATGAATCCCCCTATAACCTCCATTATTCCGGTCACAATGTCTTGAATTCCGCTCCATGCTTTTTCCCAATCACCGGTAAATACTCCAACCAGAAAATCAATAACACCTTTCACAACAGTTATAACACCAGAGATGATATCAGCTATAAAGCCAAAGTATTTCATAACACCTTGAAACAACCCTTCTAATATTGGAACTACAACCGGCAGAATGTTCTGAACTATCCAATCAATCAATGGAACCAGCACATTTTCCCAGATTGCTTTAAGCGCATCTGCAAGACTGCCTATCAGTGCAAGAAAATTGTCAATCATGGGCTGTATATGATTTGACATGACACTATCAAATGCAGCTGCCATATTTTCCAGCACCGGTTGAACGTTTTCATTCCAGAATGCCAGAAATTGTTCTACCAGATAACTTAATCCTTCAGCAATTGAATCTATGAATGGTTTGACATGTGCGTCATAGACTTCCATCAGCTTGTCAAATGTGTTTTCTACTGTATTCTTCAAGGTTCCCAGCATATCGCCAGCAATACCAAGCAGACCGTCAAGTGCAGCCCGCAACACTTCTTTATTGTCAATAAAAGGCTGTATAATTACGTTCAGCAGATCATGTACTAACCGGTATGCAAGTTCGATCGCTCCCATGAATGCATCACTAACAATACCAAGCAGGTTTGCTGTCAACCCCTGTCCGTTTACACTTCCAAAAGCTTCAAAGACATAAGCAAATGAACTCGCAAAATCTCCCACCATTTTACGTATATCCACGCCGACATCAAACATCCTTACCAGGAATTTTTTTATCCTGTCGCTGTTTCCCTCAAGATATTGAGCAATGCCGCCTAAAAGATTCTGCGCTATTGTAATTCCGATACTTGCTATTGCTCCGGCTATCTGGCCGAACGAATAAATCATAGCTTCAATGTATCCCCTCATACCTGAGGTTACTTCCGGGGATGTGAAGATACCTATCATTGCATCCTTTATAGTCCGCAGGCTGCTTTTTATATCCTCCATACGTGTCTGCCAGTCCCCCAGACCGTCCTTAAAACCGGCATTAAAGATGCTAATGATATCATTAATTATCTTTTTGATAACGCTGAAGCTATCTTCTATGGCAGATTCTTCAAATGCAGCTGCACCGGCTAATTCTCCTCCACCGCCGCTGCTACTGTCATCCTGGCTGCTCAGAACACTGATATCATCAAAACCAGCTAATGCTCCCGCTGCTTTCCTGGCAGTTGATGCCGCATTGTCAAGGGATTTTGCGTAATCAACTACCTGCTCTTTTGCTTTTGTATAAGTGCTTTTTCCACCAAGGACAGCAAGGAATTTTGACATTGCCGCAGCTGCAGTATTTAACCACGAAACAAATTGTGTAAGATAAGGGATTATTGTAATAACGATAGGAGCAAAAGCTGCAGCCAATCCGTTCTTTAGCTGTGCCGACTGGCTTTTAAGTCCTGATATCGCAGTGTTATATTTATCTGAATATTGTGTAAGGTTCTTGAATCCTTCCTTCATCCCTGAAATCATTGAACTGAAAACGGATCTCAGCTGGTTGAACACCAAGGCACCTATTGCCAGATTTTTGATACGGTTGCTCATTTTACTCAGCAGTCCATTTGACTGTTTCACACCGCGGTTTATTTCATTCAGGGTTTTCTTCCCTGACTTAGCAAGCTTATCAAATCCTTTACCTGATTCATTAACCGATACTTTTATCTGTCCCAATCTGGCAGTTAGCTTGTCATATTCTTCATATCCTGCTGTAACACCCGCTCTCTTAAGGTCAGCTATACGCTGCTCAATCTTTTCCTGTTCTTCCAGAAGAGCGACAAGGTTACTATCTGACACGATAGCATTGTCCTTGATCTCCTTGATCCGCTCGGCCTCCGCTTCCTGTGCTTTGATTTTAGCCAGGATCTGTTCTTCTTTTTCAATCCGGGTAATTTCTTTTTGACGGACACGCTCTTGCTGCTCTTCTATTTTCTGTAATTGAGCAGATTCTTTTTCTTTTTCCCTGGATGCTTTTGCCGCCTCCGCTGCCCTGCCGGATTCTGTCTGCTTATTTAACTCCGCCTGATACTCCTTGACGGCATTTACAGCCTCTTTCCAATAGAGATACACTTTGTCATATTCAGAATCACCAAAATACTGTCCCTGGCTTTCCAGTTCCTTAAGAGCATTGCTATATTCCTCAACTTCAACCCTTAAATCATTATAATGACCACTTGTGTCAACAGGAGTCTTATCCTGATTTACAGAAAGTTTTTCAAGTTCGGTGTTCCATTTTTCAAGTTCTCTTGCTGCCTGCTTGTACGCATCGGATGACTTTGGCGCGCCTGCTTCGTCTAATGCATCCATTCTCTCTTTTGCATTCCCGGCACGTTTTTCTATTTCTTCAAGTGAATGTTCTACCTTCTCAGCACCAGAAATGAACTTCGTATTATCAATTTTGGTATTAACTCTTATCTGTGCGTCATAATTAGCCATCTTACCAACTCCCTGAAATGTAAAAAGCCAATTATCCTTTTGGGACAACAGGCTCTCAGGCTCAATGTTGGCTCTTTCTCAACTTATTAAATTCTTCCAGTGCCAGGTCGTTCTTTAACTGTTCTTCCTCTGATAATGCTTCTTCCGCCTTATGTATTTTATATAACTTCTTAGCATCCATGATTGCTTTCTTTTCAACCGCGCTCATTTTGGATGTTAGTTTCTTTCCCCGGAATTCTACCACCTGACTGAATGTACATTCTGAAAGGTTGGTTAACAACCCCATGAACTCAAACCAGTGCAGTCTTGCAGTATTCAGATTGATGTTATATTGGGAGCGGAAAGCTGCATAGATACGCCATTGATCTACATCAAAGTCAAATACTTCCACACTATCCTTGCTGCCAGAATGATTATCATGATTCCATCCGTTCAAAAACCATTGTATTCCGCTCATTGCCTCTTCTGTTGATCCCGGTATATCAATATACAAAAGATGGATAGCAACTCCTGCCTTTTCCGCTATTGTCAATTCAGGATCCTTAAGAAGCTGGGATATCTTTATACCAATCTCAAAACCTGCATTGATACGATATCTGTTCCATTCTCGCGGTAAATCATCAGTAAGTACATTGAACATATAACCACCTACCGTTTTTTACGGTTTTTATAATAAGGCTTCCCCTGTTGGTTCCTGTTCTTTCCCGGCGTGTATTTATCTAAAATCTTCTTCTGCCGTTCATCTGTATTCTTTTTGATAATCGGGCTTATTTGCGCAAGGAAATCTGCGACTAACAGAGGTGATGGACATATGTTTCCAAACACTTTCCGACAGCACCCTTCACCAAATACATTATCAATCTCCACCTTTACAGTTTCCATCCTCTGTATATAGACCTGCAATCGTTCTCTTTCAGGAAGAGCATTTATTGAAGGAGCTTGTATTTCTGCTTTCTGTTTCTCAAACAGTTCCGCCAATCCGTAAAATCTATCAGCAAAATTAGGATCCTCAGCTAACACTAATATCGTTTCCCCTGCGTCATTGACCTCTATTTCTATACCGCTTTGTACCCTGATCTTTTCCATAGTTATCATCCTCTCTGAAAGTGGCAGATGACAGAGAGGTACACCCACCACTCATATTAATTTTATTAACACCTGTATTATAGTAGGGTAAATGTTGATGTGGTTACATCAAAAACCCCCTGCACATCATCACCGTTTCCGGTCAGTGTCATATTATTCATCAGGACTCCGCCGCCATCACCGCCTATGGAATCAAACTGATAGGTACAGGGACGTTTTACCGCAGGATAGCAGCCATCATCAACAGCCCCCTCCAAAATATTGATTCTGATATAATCCGACTCTGCTTCTGCGCCGGTTGGAAGTGTCTTAACCTTTTTATTAATCCATTCCTGCAGATCTTCATCCTTAATATATTCCTTTTCTACACTGATAGACGGCGCATATGATTTTACGGAACTGGATGCTGATTTCTTATTGATATAATGAGTTGATTCCGTTTCCGGATTAAACTCTTCAGTCAGGGATGTAATGCCATCCCCTAAAAGAACATATTTAGGAGATGCAGATGTCCCAATATTGAAGAAATGCATGAGTTTTTCTCTTGTCTCTGCCATAATAATGTTATTCCTTTCTATATTCTATAGCTACAGTCATTTGATACAGACTGTCATTTGTATTTGTTGATCCGATGTAAAAAGGGGTTGTTACACTGATCTTTGATACTATGGCACCGGTCAGTTCAGGATAATTTTCTTTTAAATCCTGATCCCTTACCCAGCCTTCCAGTGCTTCACCGAATCCGGTGTTTTCAATTCGGTCCGTATTGCTCTGGCTGGGAAGTCGCGCCATGATCATGTAATGGTCGGTGTATACTTTACGCCCGGATATATAGGGCTTCACGTTTCGCACCGGCTCTTTGATTAAGGTATATGAGTCTGCATTTGCACTCTGGATATCAGTGTCAATCTTTTTCATTTTCCGATACTCCGCCGGATCGAACGTTTTAAGCCATCTGATTATGCTTTCTGATACTGTCACTGCTTTACCACCTTTCTGGCACCATCCTCTAATTCTTTTTGTCCGCCATCCTGCAGGTACCGGTCCGCCCAGTATGCACCCCTGACAGGTGAGCCCTGGAAATTGTATTCTTCATGATAATACATTTTCCTGGCAAAGGGGGTGTTCCATACAACATCCGTTTCATTTTCTATGTGCACACTATCTTTAAGTTGTCCCGGGTTTTCATACTTTCCGGAAATATCAAACGGAACAAACGGCTCTGCATTTTTCATAAATTCATTGGTAACGAATTGCTGTACCCTGCCTCCATCTTCAAGTCCCATCGTATTTATGCAATTGGCCAGATTAAAGTCAATCTCATAATCAAATGCCATTAAACCGCCACCACCTTTATGTGCTTAAGCCTTGGACGACTCCGGTTATCAGATACTGCCGTGATGGTCCCGACATATTGAAAATCATCCTGTAGATTCTTTAACCGATATTCCCGGCTTAACTCCTTATCTGAAACACCCTGTACAAGTACATCCTGCCCGCTTTTCGCGTCAAGCGTCCAGAATTTTACACAATCATCAGTTGACAGTTTCCTGTACTCATTTGGAGACAAATACGGTTTATTCCCATAGCGCCTCATGAAATCTATTGTAATGCTTTCCACTTTAGTTTCCGTCTGGATGCCGTTGGTTATGGATAATTCTTTTTTATTATGCCGCCACTGCACCCCCTTTACAACGGATCGGCCCCATGACTCCTCTTCTGTTTCCGGGTCACAGTGGTAGTTATATACTGTCATTTCGTCTGTAAATAAAGTATTCATAGAACACCTGCCAGTCCGGAACCGCTTAAGCCGCTCCTTGCAATTGTAAGCAGCTGTGTTTCTTTCTCTGCTGCCGTGGTTATCTTATAAGATTCCGAATAACCGTCATTGCTTATCGATGCTATACCGGTACCCATGCCGTTTGTTTCCTGGACATAAAGATCATTAATCAATTCACACACAGTATTTTGTATCTGGCTATACACCTGTTGGTGAAAAGAGGTAGCGGTTTCTTCGTTATACCCTATTACAAATTGTTTTGCCCTCATCCTGGTATAGACATCCAGCTTGGAAGAAGCTTTCATGTTAAGCCTGTCAAAAGCTTCTTCCGGTACTTCCTGGTAGAGGGAACTGTAATACTCCCAATCAATGTAAGGCATATTAACCTCCCTGTTTCTCAGCTTGTGCGGCAGCCTCTATCTCCTTTACTTTTGCAGTAAGCTCTGTCTTCTCCCTTTCCAGCTCCTTTACCTTTGCGGTAAGTTCTTTGTTTGCCTTTTTTAGCTTAGCATCTTCCTTGCCGTTTGGCACTTCCGCGCCCATTCCAATTTTCCTCATGTATGCCTCCTTACGCTTTATGGTTCAAATAAATACCAGCCCTCTTGTTTTTATAAATATCAACAAGACCATATTTACGGTATTTGATAAGGTCTGCATCTGCATCCGGATTAGATGACGCAGGTATGATGTCGGATGCGATATGCTTATCATGCTTGATCAGAGCAGGTTTGTGGATGATCATGAAATTGATATCCTTTGCCGTATCTGCCTTTTTGTAATGACCGACTTCTTCACCGGGTGTCTTTCCATCCAGCATGTCGATAGCTGTATAAAAACGATTCTGGGGCACAACCTTTTTTACAGTGAAAGCTTCCAGTACCTGCTTTGACTTAAAGCTGTCAAGCATTATGATGCTGTTTAAAAGCGTGGCTGTTGCGTACAGGTACCGGCTGTCTTCCGGCACTTCTTCATTATCCATGAAATTCTTGGCTTCCAGAAGCGCCTGCAGGAAAGCTGCCGCGCTCTCAATCGTTTCAGGAATGGCTGTTATTCCCTCAATACCTGCTATTGTGGCGAAAGTAAAGGCATCCGCTTCCGGCGCTACCTTTTCTCTCATGAGCGTTGCCCCAGCCATCCCAAAGGCAAGGTTATAGGTTTCCTGATTATCCATTGTATCTACGGATATTTTCGTACCACGGTCATAATTGTACTCTGTGGATACCCATTTAAGATCTACAGCTCCCTGGGTATAACCACTGTTGCGGTCATAATCTCCAAGACCGGTCACTGCAATCTGCGGGTATACGATTTCTTTGGCATTTGCTCCGGCTCTTGCCATTGCCGGGTCACCCGTCAGATCCGATGTTACAGATGCTTTCCTGTATACCTCATCCAACAGAGGTACATAATTTTTTGCTAATGCAATCGTGTTTAGCATGCTTCATTTCCTCCTAATTTTGCCCTGTGACAGGCGGAAGTCCCATTGCTGCTCTCATAGCCGCATCTTCCACGCTGCCGCTTGATTTTTTTACTTCTCCAATAATGTTTCCCGTTCCGATCGGACTGGCCTCTGCTTCTCCAAAAAGCATCTTACTGTCCTCTGCCTCAGTTAATGCTTTAAGTGCTGCTGCAACATCCTCTTTCTGATTCTTGGATGTTTTTAACACTTCCATATCCAGCAATGCGGTAATGGCTTTCGCATTTTTACCCTTTGCAGAAGAAATACTGTCCTTAAGCAGATCATTGAATTCTCTGTCTGCCAGTTCAGCTGCATGGGTTGTATCCTTATTTTTCAGTTCTGTTTCCAGTTCGGTTATTTTTTTTGTCAGGCCGGACACATCCACATCTTTGAAGCCATCAAGGTCTTTTTTTAGTTCATTGATGGTTGTCTCATGTGTGGAAACCTTATTACTGGCAGCTTTCAGGTCATCCTGTGCCTTCTGCAGATCCTTCTTTACCGGCTGCATGTCATCATTGTTCAGGTCGCATACTTTGTCAATCTGCTCCTTGGTAAGTCCTAGTTTTTCTAAATCTTCTCTCTTCATACATTTCTCCTTTTAACGATATTTTTTACGAGGTCTATCACCCTCTGGATTTGCCAACAATAGAAAAGAGCCGGGCAATCAATCCCTTTCAGGAATTAATTATTCGGCTCCTTGGCTCTATTGTTATGATGGATTCCTGCTTGCATCTTTTGCAGTATCCAGGGAAATTGATTATTACCGTGTCCGGGCGGACCTTTAACATTTTTAAATTTCCGCACTTCGGACACCTGTACCAGCGTTCCGGCATCCTTTAGCCTCCTTGTGCATGAAATGAATTTATGGTTACTACATTTATTATAACCTGTGGTTATGTTAATTGCAAGTATAAAATATTACGGACATTCATGACAGCCATTCAATAGACATTTCTAAAAATTCAAAGGCATCACCCACATATTCTTTATCCGATTCCGAAAGCTTATCATACTCTTTTGACAGCAGTTCATAAGCGGCAACGTAGTCTTCCTTTGTAGCTCTGGACTTTTCGCACTCTCTGATTATTTCAAAAACATCCATATTTATACCCCATCTCCGCTTCAGCGGATATCAATTCAATATTTGAAAGTGACCTTCTTTCAAACTTTACCTCAGTTCTTTCAGATAAGATTTCAACACGTTTCTCATTCCGGGATTCTTTTCGGCAAACCGGTCTGCTTTTCCTTCTAACCATGAAAGACGACTCCCCGGACTTATATTATATACCAGTTTTGCAAAATTGTAATCATTACTATCAATATCCATGATCTGATTGATCTTCATTAACGCGTTCACCCTGCTAATTTCAACATAAGAAAAAGGTATATCCTCTTTCTTGCAGATTTCCCGTGCTAAATATTCAACACTCGTCTCTTCCATCATACGGGATTCCCT